ATGTGGGTCAATAAGTATATTGACGATTGCACTGATGAGGATTTAAACGATCGTGACTTTATTGCATCAGTTGTTGACCGGGCTATTTTTCATTTCGCGATTAATAGTATATGTAATCCTGGGGATAATAAAGATGCAATGCCCATTGAACAATGTACTTTTGATGTAGAAACTAAGAATGACCTTCCCTCCACGGTTCAGCTATTTTATGAGGAATCTAAGGATAATGAACCTTTAGCGAATATACATTTTCAAGCAATAGGTTCTGGTTTTTTAACGTTTGTTAATGCCTGCCAGGAACATGATGACAACAGCTTAAAATTATTTGCTTCGCTGTTAATTTCACTTTCATATTCTAGTGCCTACGCAGATTTATCAGAAACAGTGTATATTAATGAAAATAATGAGAGCTACCTGAAAGCTCAGTTTGAAAAATTATCTCAACGTGATATGAAGAAGTACCTGGGAGAGATGAAGCGTCTGGCTGATGGGGGAGAAATGAATTTTGATGGCTATCTGGATAAGATGTCACATCTGGTGAATGAAGGAACGCTCGATCCTGATATTTTAAGCAAAATGCGAGATGCTGCACCACAATTAATTAGCTTCGCGAAGTCGTTTGACCCAACCTCAAAGGAAGAGATTAAAATACTTACAGACACTTCTAAATTAATTTATGATTTGTTCGGGGTTAAATCGGAGAAATAATATGTGAAGTTCTTCGATAGTATGGAAGGCATTATATAAAAGGACCCAATATTTATTGGGTTCTTTTTTCTCTATCAATGCTATTAGCAGGGAGATATATCACCAGAGTTTAATGTGTGATTTTTTATTTATCGTCGAACCTGGATTGTTTATCATTGGCCTTAACAAAGTTAACGGCTAATAAGATTATTTCCATCACTTCGTGAGAGCTTCATGCCTTGAGAGGATCTCAATTTTCTTTTGCAATGAGACAGGCGCTTCCTGTTGTTATGGTATAGTACCCCGCTATTGAGCCTCCTGAATAGTGATGCTGAATAACATAACCCCATGATATATCGATAAAATAATCTCTACATTTGAAAATGCACGGTAATTCTGAAATGCAAAAAATCAACCAAACCAGCGCAATGCCTGAAAAAACTGACGTTCACTGGAGTGGTCGGTTTAGCGTTGCACCAATGCTCGATAGGATGTACCGTTTTTGAAAAACAAGTAGTTATACACTTTGTGGGAGCCTATTGGGAACCCGGTGTTTTCATTTCAAGGTGTAATCCATGCCGGGCATCAGAATGAGATATAATGAGATTTTTAGTGTTCCGCTTGAGAGTCTATGATGCTTACCCTAGACGAGATAGGTCAATCTGTACGTAACAATATCCAGTTGATTATTGATCATGTCGGCTTACCTCTTGCTGTTGGTCCGCTCAGTGATGATGATTACAAGATTCTGTGTGGTGGCTATGGTGAGCTTGAATGGGACTATGCGTTAAGCACCTATGGCAACTCCAGAGAAAAGTATGAGTTCTGCATAAAACTTGTTCAGCAAGGTCGGGTTCAGGGAATACCATCAGGAGCAGCAATTTGTGTTTATGGGGTTGAAGAAAACATCTTTCGTATCCATATGATCGAAAGGTTTTCTAGAGAAGATGAATCTCACCCATTGAAAGGGCGCATGGTTTTACTCACTCTTATGAGTGCTTTTATATTTTGTAAAGCTGTTGAATGTAAAGTTGTCCACATTGTAGAGCCAGTACCAGAACTGGTGCAGTATTACGAGTCTTTTGGTTTCCGCATGGAACAGTGCGGTTATGTGATGTCTGCAGTCATTGATGAGCTGCAGGATATCTTTCTTAAATTTGCTCAGTAGGTATAGACGAGAAGGGTCTACAAATTGTAGGATACCCGTCCAGATTACCTTAAAGGTACATCTATGGCAGTCGTTTTGTGCTTAAACTACTAAGAAACGATGTCACCAATCGACATGATCGATTGGCATAAGTTAGCGAAACAAGCTAGCTTTAAAGAGAGGGTTAGAGACGCCTTTACTGTCTCGGGAGTTTTCTATGAAAGATCAAAAAGCAACCAAGCCACAGGTTAAGTTCGACACAATGAAAGCATTCGCAGGTATGGGTGCTGCTGTTGAAGTTCTGATGAAGGCTGCTCCTAATGCGTTCACTCACGCTACTGTCTCTGGTAAAGAGCAGCAGGGTAAGCTTCGTCGTCGCAAAGCAGCATGATCATAGCTGGTGCTTTTTGAAAACCCGCCTTTAGGCGGGTTTTTTCTTTAGTGATGTTCTTTGCCCTTCTGTTTGCTTGTTCTGACCTGTTCCCACTCGATACGTCCTTCTTCTCGTCTTTTGTCTATGTATTCCGCAAGATCCTGAATATTGATGCAACGTTTTGCTTTTTGTGATGTGCCGATGCGATATGTTGGAACGGGCAACTTACAAGCGTTTGCTTTTGCTTCTGCCGTGGCTGGACTCATGCCAAAGTACTTTTGGCTAACTGCTGAGAGTTCAATGTTAGGGGTATTGAATTCAGCCATCAGTAAAAACAAGGTGTTCATAATTTTCTCCATCAAAACCGGCTGCACCCGGGAAAATCATAATTCTGTGCTGGTGGCAGGAATTAATTTCTGCCAGATAGCGGAAACATATTTTGCCTGATGACGGGCATCGGCCAGGGCGTTGTGCCGTTCGCCATCGAAAGGCATGTCCATTTTGGGGTCGAATCCGATGGAACGCCCAAGCGTAACGATCGTGCGTACATCGTGGTCATTCCAGTATGCCCACGGGCAGATTTGTCCTGCTCGCTCATAAGCTCCACGTAAAATTACGTTGTCGAAGGTGGCCCCGTTACCCCAGACTTTTAAATATTTCGTATTGGCTGCGTGCCGGTTAATGAAATGATTTAGTTCTGAGAGAGCATCGCTGATCGACAAAGTATCATCAATACAGATTGCAGCTCGTGCTTCAGGGCTTTGTTTCAACCACCACAGGATGGTATCGCCGTCAGGTGTAGCTCCTTGCCCCATAGCACTTTCCAGGCTAACAACCGTATAGAATTCTTGTCCGATGTCTCCGGTTTCTGGAGTGAAGAACACCGCGCCAATGGAAACGATCGGTGCATCCTTATTTTTCCCCATCGTCTCAAGGTCGATCATTAAGTTGTTCATCACTTCACCTCCTGCGGCGGTTCCGGTAGCGGCATCCAGTGAGTTGCTTGCTCAATACCATTACCCGGCTTAATCGTTGCATCTCCGCGCCGAAAGGTGCTTCCGGTATAGCGTGCGGAGCATATTAGCGGTTCAACCAGAGAGCTATCGAAATTCACCGAAATAAGCACGTTCTGGCCCTTTTCAGGCATTTGATCACTACAGCTTATCCAACTATCCGGAGTTCCCGGAGAGTTGCCATTTACATCGAAGTTAGGCTCTGCGTCCTGAACCAGGAGGATGTAACCATTCTTGGCTGTATCAAGTTCTAACGCCTCGGTGACGGTGCCGAAATAGCGATTACCTAAATCAGCATCACAAGTGCTTACATCAATGGAAACTTCCATGCCTTCGATTAATTCTGGCAAGTTGTAAGTTTGGCTTACAGGTTGGCTACCCTGAAGCATGGCGGCGCGGTGACACCAGATAATCCAGCCAAGCGCCATATCCCATGCCATGTATTCTCTATCGCCATTTTTTGCCCTACGGCGATCTACAGATTCCCCGAAACGCTTCTCCATAAATAATTCATAGGCTGCTCGTTCATCCGATACTGCTGCCAGCGATGCCAGTGCAATTTTAAATGCGGTAAGTATGTTGTTAACCACACCTATTTCGAATGCTATTTCACTACATACAAACGATTTATCGTCTATTATCGACTCAATTCCGGTAATCGTGTTCTGTAACCATTCTTTGGTAAGAGTATTCATAACTATTTCACTTTAATCTCAATATTTCGCAGCTTTAGCTCTACTGGCAGGTCTGACTTTCCTGTTAATGCTAATGCGAGATTTTCAGGAGTAATGAGAGCAGTTATTGTTTTCCCCCTCGCCAGACGAATAATCATTCGTATCTCGCAATCGTCACATGCTCCCGGTCGAACAATTGAGATTTGTCCGTTCATCTCACTTCCCCTTCACACCAATGTTGGCGGCGGCGCGCTCGGCTTCACTTTGTTCCCAAAACCACTTGTGAAGCGCCATAAGCTTTTCGTCAATCGGTGCATATTTGCGATTAAAGTAGGCCTGAGCATCTTTCTCAGATTCGTCCGGTAATTCGCCAGGGCCAAACAGTGTGTTATAAATCCATGCCAGTCCGCTCTTAGCGTCGCCAGTTGCCTGCCATTCGATAATGGCAGCCTGCATGACCAGAATGTTTTTCCCGATTAATAGGTCCAGTTCTTTGTACCGGTTGCGGATGTATGCATTCTCGCTTTGTAATTCAGCGTTTCGCTTCTCTGCTGCTTCCAGCTCATCCAGCAGCGCCAAGACGGTGGCAGGATTGGCGGCGGCTATGAATCGTTTATTGGCGCGATTATCTGGTCCTGAGCATGATGCTATGTAGTAATTGGCGTTCAGTCCGGCATCGGCAATTACTCCATGGTAGTCATCAGCACACCATTCGCCTGGTGTTGCATTTTCTGCCGCCAGTCGCAGAGCCTGATAGTTAATCTCGCTCACTGGTTGCCTCCTTTACGGATCTGCGCTGCGATGCGCGAAAAAAAAGACTCCCGCGTATGACTGTTAAGAGCTGGCGCGAACGCTGCGTTAAGAACGGCAGCATCACAGCCGTCATCGATATAGAGCGCAATTTTTTTCTCCAGGCGCGCTTTGGCTTCCTGCAACTGCATACCCCGGCACGCACGCGGGATATACTCAGCAATTTGAGCGATAGATTTTTCGTTCTGTTTAAACATGCTTCACCTCGATAGGCTTGATGCTGTCGATCAGCAGTCGGCGGCGCGTATTTTCTGCAAAGTGGCGGCGTCCGGTTTCTTTGTGGTAAAACTCGTTTTTTCCGACGACCCACATCCGCTTTGTCTGGTGCAGTTTTTTTACCTGCGGACCGTCTCGGGTGATAACAATTCCTGTATGAGTTTTTATCACGCTCATTTCTTATTCTCCGGTGCTTTCGGCATTACTGCCCAGTGAGTGATATTGACGTTTTCAAGGTCCACGACCTGAAATGTCCACTGCCATTCTCCGGTTTCTTTTTGTCCCCAGGTGTACCAGAGAGAACGCCAGCCAATTAGCCAGCCTTCTCCGTTAGCATCAAATAACAGAACACTTTCATTTGCTGGTGGCAGTTCAGCTGACACTGGTATTATTTTGTTTTCCAGTGCCGTACATTTAGCTTCAAGCGCATCGAATTTACGTACCAGGTACTCAGCATTTGTTTCGTTCACTTTCAGATCTCGCGGTACACATTTCCCGCGAAGAAAACCTTCCATTTCGAAAACATTTATGCGCATTTGCGTAACTCCGATAACTCGTTAAAACGTTCCATAAACATCCCGTAGGCATGGCCTGGTGACAGTGGAATAACTTTGAACATCTCTGTTGCCGGGATGCCTTCCAGTACAGGCCAGAAAGAGCCATCATCAAGCCCGAGATCACGGCGTTCGGTTGCCAGCATGATTAGATCGGCATATTTCACAGGCGTACTCATAACCGGGGGCAACTCGTATTTCTCACGGATTACTGCGTCTATTTTTTCTTCCATCCGTTTATAGTCAGGAAGAAGGCGTTTCAGTGGTGCGGGGATGTCCTGGCAATACGCTTCTGTTGCATCATGCATTAACGCTTCAAAAGCAAATTCCTGCGGCACCAGCTGGCTGCAAAGCACCGCATGTTGGGCGACGCTGTAGAAGTGAGAAAGATGACCGGCAAAGCGGCAGATATTTGAAAGGGAAACCGCGATATCGTTAATCACGATGTCGTCTTTATTTATCTTGTCATAATAAAAATGCTTCCCGGAAAAAGTTTTAATAAATGACATTTTGTTCTCCACGTATATGCGCTGCACCGCGCTGAATTCGGGTAAAAGGAAGCCCTCGCTATCAGGCGATTGTTGAGTCAATTACGTTTCCATAAATGCCCCCGCAGGGGCATTTGCAGTAATGAAATCAGGCGGTGAAAGTACCAATAAAGGTTTCTACTTTGCTGTCTTTGAATTTCTCAACAAGCAGATCACGAAATTCGTTAGCCATATCTTCCTGCACCGCTTCCAGCTGAATAATGCGCAGAACCAGTACAGGACGATCGCCAGTGATAATGCTGAGGCGTAATTTAAACGGACGTTCTTTCAGACCTTCAAACGGAACGCATTTAAATTCAAATGCCACTGGCATAATGTCTTTGGTCTTCGCTTCGACAGATTCCATCAGGGAGCGTTTGCCGCTGAAGTCATTATCTTCAAAATCAGCGGTCTGGTTTGCTTCAATCGTGATTTTACGGACAGCCGCAGCCGCTTTTGTTGCCTGAATAGCGTCACCATTAGCATCAAAGCCTACAAGGTAGTCGGCCCAGTCTTCAATCCATTCTGCCAGTGATTTCTGGGAGTTACGCTCGCCATTAACAGACAACAGAGCAGAGAACGGTGCTGTCTTTTTCAGTTTGAGAGTGGCGGTGTTATCTGCGTGACCTGGTTCATCAATAGTACCCAGGTTAAGCACACTAACGGCACGCATATTATCAGCATCGATAAAGCAGCGGGTGCCTTCATCTGCAAGATCTTTAGAATAACGGGTAAAATCATCGATGCTGGCAGTGGAAAGCGCGCCACGGAAACGGAAGCGATTTAAATTAAATTTTTCCAGATCATGAATGCGGAAATTCTCAGGCAATGCCACAGCATCGGCACCAATCTTACTGATAATTTCATTAACACCCTGAGCAGAAATAAGGGCATGGATTTGATTAATTGCGGTTGAGTCTAAGTTCTGAGACATAATAAGTCCTCACTATATTAAGATATTCAGTGATGAGATAAATAATCAGTTAATTAAGAACGATATTAATGACCTGCTGCGCGGAGTTTTCCGTCAGGTTCACCGGCAAGAGTCAGTAATTGTCCCTGGTCTTCCTGCAGAATAGTCAGGCGACCACCGCGATTGACATACATCGGCGTTTCGGTGGTGTCTTCTTCGGAAATTTTCCCGCGGTTAGTCGGGCGAACATATGAGAGTTTGTGTTTGATTTTCACACGGTTCTCATCAAATGGTTCGATTTCCAGGTTGAGTGAGACCTTCCCTTTGGTTTTCGTGTTCATCACACCGGAAGCGACTTCACTGAGAACTGCGCCGATTTTGGTTTCAAATACGCCGCCGTCCAGCTCCCCGATAAATGCCTGCACATCAGTACTGCGTTCGCTAGCCATTTTGCTGCTCCTCATCATATCGACCCTGCAAGGTCGGTTGGTTTCTCCACAAAACAGAGAAGAACACCTGCGGTGGCAGCCGCCCGGATGGATTGGGTTATGAGCCCGTCGTCCGGTGATGCTCTTCTCTGTTTTGTAAAAAGAGCGGTACCAGCCGGAAGCAAGTGTACAAACTGGTACCGCGAGGACTACACACAGCATAAAGTTGTGGTGCCGGGTGCCTCCCGGTGCCTGGCGAAGGTTGCACACCAGGCGGGTGGGTATCCACAGAAGGTCGACTGTCAGCCTCAACCTTAACCCGCGTGCGCTGAGCCGCATTCACCACAACGCTAAGGATTCTCTCTGGTTGAAAATACTTAGCTGTTATGTGCCTGTCTTTTCACCACTTCAGGCTCGGTGGTATCCTTTTAAGCCCGTATACATAAAAGGAAAATCAAATGACTTTTGATGAAAAAGAACTTGATAATGCAATTAATAAAATCATCGTAACGTCGCTCTTTTCCTGTCTCAGCGACACTCAGCAGAAACAGTTCTACGAATCGGCTTTCAACATGATCGAGCGTTGTTGTTTCTGCGATGCCGACGAGTTACCTGAAAAAATCAGGAAACAGTTGGCTGATGCTCTTCGAGTGCGACTTTCTGACCAATTTTCTGAAATGTGCTCTCCGAATTTGGACAAATAGAAAAAGGCCATTTCCATTCAGGGTCTGATGGAAATACTTCAGCCTGTTCCAAAGCACGGCGTAAAGAGAATACAACTCCAGCCATAATCTGATGTTTCCCATTGGTCCAGCTATCGCCGCTCTGATCTACAGGAGCGGCTATGTCGTATGACCAAACGACTTCACCACTATTGTTTAAAATCTGGACTTTCATTTTGTTCTTTAACCTCCAGATACGGGCGTTTAATGGCCCCGCCGAACAGCTCTTTTCCGCAATAGCTGCAATGTCTTTCGCGCATCAGCCTGCGCATTCACCACAACTCTAAAAACAAATGTAGGATATCCAACATGTGAGTGTCAAGAGTTTATGTTGGTTATCCTACATAAAAAGATAGGCTCATAAAAAAACCGGGGATACCCCGGTTTTGCGATAGTGAGGAAGATGTGTCAAAAATCCATTATTACTTGTTTGACAAGACCAACTATTCTGCAGTTCTCACCGCATTCAATAGTTTTATAGTTAGGATTTAGTGGGACGAGATACCTGTTCGGCCAGTCCTCAACAAATTTTTTGAGTGTCGCTTCTTGCCCACCATTGATATGGGCAACAACGATTTTTCCGTTAATACACTCTGTATCAATAATATCTGGCTCTACGATAACGATAGAACCTTCTGGTATCGATGGTGAGCCGAGGGGATTGGTCATTGAATCACCACGGACCCGTAGTGCAAATGCCATTTCTGATACAAGGGCGGTAGTATAAACCCACTCTTCAGCATCTTCTTTCCTGACACCAGGCTCCGTCATTGTCCATGAACCCGCCTGAACCCACGAGATGAGGGGGACTTTTTTAACTGCGAATATTTCAGGTTTTAGATTTATCTTTGGTTCAGGCGAGCCTTTTCCGCTAACAAGCCACAGAGGATCGCATTTAAGTGCGTTGGCTAGGGCTTGAAGGTTGGCTCCATTTGGTTGGTAGTCGTCCTTTTCCCATCCAGTAACCGTGACACGGTTCACACCAGTCAAATCAGCCAGTGCTTGTTGTGTCAGGTTCAGTTCTTTTCGCCTTTGGCGAATACGATCACTCATGTTCATCATGTAGGCAATCCTACCACATGCCCATGTAGGATTCTTGACATTGGTATGTTGGATATCCTACATTTCTGCTTAACGTAATTTAACGGGAGACAGAAATGCGGAAATCCGACGTGATTAATTATTTCGGCGGAGTTTGTAAAACCGCCGAAGCCCTAGGTATTAAGCATCCGTCTGTTTCAGAGTGGCCTGAGATTATTCCTGAAGGCCGAGCGTACCAGTTAGAAAAAATTACTAACGGGAAACTGAAAGTTGACGTGTCTTTATATCAAAAGACTAACAGTGCTGCGGCATAAAAACACCACAGAAATGAGGAATTAACCGTGGGTAAAGAACCTGAATGGAAAGTTGATAAACAACCAGCATGGCTGGTGGCAGCAATACGAAGAACGATTGCTGATTTACCTCATGGCTATGAGGAAGCAGCAGAAATTCTTGGTTTGTATAAATCTGATGATATCACCCCAGCAAAAGATCAATTGCATAACAGACTGCGTAGCGGTGGGGATCAAATTTTTCCACTTGAGTGGGCCATGGTTTTACAGGATGCCAGTGGTACCAGGCATGTAACAGATGCAATAGCCCGTCGTAGTAATGGGGTGTTTGTGCCGCTGGTGGTCATTGATGACATTGACAATGGTGACATTAATCAGCGGCTGATGGAGTCAATAGAATGGATTGGCAAGCATTCCCAGTACTTACGCAAGGCAACTGCTGATGGAGTTATTGACCAAGCTGAGCGTGAGCAAATCGAAGAGAACAGCTACCAAGTAATGGCGAAGTGGCAGGAGCATTTAACACTGTTATTTCGTGTTTTTTGTGCGCCGGAAAAGAGTAACGCCCGCGAGTGTGCAGCTCCGGGCGTCGTGGCGTCGATTGCTTCTGGTTGTGGAGAAACTAACGCATGAACAGTTTAACAACACACTACCGTCGCTCGCAACTGATTGCGCTTCCTGTACCGGGT